GAGAAGGGGTCAAATCTTCATATGATAAATCGTTACCAGGGATTTTGATTTGTGATAGACTTGTTGGTTGAATAATCTCGGTTAGTGTGATACCAGGTATGTTTGCACTCTTCACAAAAAATTCAGTCTTTGGCATCTTGTTTATTAAAAATCTAAACTGCGTATTTGTTGCATAGTCAAGATTATTAGGTTGTCTGTTTATACTACTGATTTCTGTCATATTACTATTTATACCCTAAATTGTAGAAAAAAAAGGCCCATAGACGAGCACCTGTGCATATTTCGGAGTGTTCCCTTATCATTGTACCCCCCTAATTTTCATAAAAAAAGGGGGTCCTCGTTAGAAGACCCCCTCGTGGTGGTTTCTACATTGTTTCCAATGTAGAGGTGAAACCTACCAACAGAATTACATTAAGTTATTAACTTCTGCTCTTCTGTAATAAGTGTTAGTATCTACTGCACCAATATCAGTTACCTGAGCACTAGTTCCAGCAAATGGGTTTGCAATAAGACCATATCTAGTCTTGAAACCAATTTTTGGTTGGAAGCTGTTCTCAGCCACTGCTCTCACCATTTGTAGTGGAACATATGGACAATAGAACATACCAGCGTCATATGGTGAAGTTCCTTTGTAACCTACAACATAGTATTGTCTAGCCGCAACGTTTGCTGCATATGGGTCAACATATACTTTGTATCTACCGTTAAGAACACCAGCAAAAGTATTACCAGTATCGTCAACATTTAGGTTATTAGAAAGAGCAGGAGCGTAATCTAACACACCAGCCATTTGAAGTGCAGAAGCTACATCTGCAGAACAGATGATTATGTTTCCTTTACCTCTTCTAGTTTGTTGTGCGATTGCGTTTGCATCTCTCTCTACTTGGAACATAAGTCCTTTGAATTTCTCAACAGACCATCTACCGTTTGAGTCAGTATCTAAGTCAAATTTACCAGCAGTTGTAGTGTTGATTTGAGCACCAGGTTTTGCTGTTCTGTAAATTGAACGTACTACTTCACGGTTGATTTCTGCAAGAATTTCAGCAGATAAGATATTTGCTAATTCTGTTTCAGCGTCAAGACCATGGATAGCTTTTAAATCTTGAGCTAATTCCATAGTGTAGTCAGCTTTTAACTGTCTAGTTTTAGCAGTTACAGTTGACTTCTCAACACTAAATGCCATTTCTGCGAAAGATGAAGAAGCTTCAGCCGTTGCAGTAGCAATACCTGTACCAGTAGTGTATTGAGTTGATGTGTCGTTTAAGACTGCAGGGTTAGTACCTGTTTGAGTACCTGTTCCTGAGAAATCTGTATCAGCTTCGTTAAATAACGCTTCTGTTCCAGAGTTCGAAGTAAATCGTGACTTCATTGCGAAGATTAATCCAGTTGGACCAGTCATCGGCTGAACGCCACATATATCATAAGCAATTAAGTTAGGCATGCTTCTTCTTACTAGAGAAATTAGGATTGGATCCCAGTTTGCTATAGCTGAACCTGTTTGGTTAGCGTGAGCTTCTCCTAAGAATGCAGCATCTTCTTTAAGTGCTTTTTCTTGGTTTTCAAGAATTATAGCAGTAACCGCTTTTCTATACGGGTCCTTAATTTCAGGTAAATCCGTATGTTCAAGAACCGGTTGCCACTTTTCTTGTAAGCTTGATGAGTTATACATAATAGTTTACTCTCCCCTTATTATAGTTTTTCGTTTTTGGTTCTTGTTATAGCAGCTGTGTATCTTGACATAGTGTCCGAAAGGTCACTAGGGTCTACCGTACCGCTATCAGATGATATAGAGTCCACGTTAGTTTCAGCTGGTTTTGCTTCTGATTTGAAATAAGATTCTTTAATAGTTTCTAATTTCTTTTTGTAATCGTCAGCATCCTCGAAATCAACGCTTTCAGTCAATTCTTTAAATTTTTCTTTTTGAGTGTCAGCCATTCCGTTAGACACATCTTCATAGACATCGCCTTTAGTCAAATCAGCATTTTCTTTCTTTAAAGAAATATTTTTCTCTACTTCAGAATTTACTTTTGATTTTAAGTCTTCAATCTCTTTAGCTTGTGCTTCTAGAATGTCATACTTCTCATCTGGAATATCAATGTAGTGGTCTTCAAATAATTGTTTTAAACCACCGATGAAATCTTCAGCGATTTCACCTTTGATACCTCTTTCGATAGCAAGTTCATTGTCTTTTACCCACTCTTCAACAACATAGTTTAAGTAGTTATCTACTTTTTGTACCATGTCATCTTTGACAGTTGATTTTGCTTCGTCAAGTTCTTTTGAATAAGCTTCTTCTAATCTTTCGATTTCTGATTTAACTTTAGACTTTACTGCTGCTTCAAAGATTGTTGCAGCTTTAGTTTTAAATTCTTCAGAAAGTTCAGATTCGCCATTTACAAGAGCATTAACATCTTCTTTAACATCGATATCTTTTACTCTTTTATCAATAGCTTCTTTTTTAGCTTCTTCTTTTTTCTTTTCTTCTTCGTCTTCTTTGTCGTGCATACCTTCGTGATACCCAGCCTTCATGTCTAATTTAGCCATGATGTGTTTGTATTCTTTAGCCATGTCATCTTTTTTCATTTCTTTCATTTTATCGTACATAGCTTGAATCATACCAGCTTTAGTTTTTGGCATCTCGTGCATACCTTCTTTTTTACCATCGTGCTCTGCCTCAGCAATGTCATCACCTTCGTGTTCGACATTATCACCTGCAGCTAGAGGTTCTTTTATTTTTGAGGAACCCTGTGCGACTGGTGCAGTTTCTGCTGAACCAGCACCTTTAGTTGGTGCAGTTGCATCTTTTTTAACTTTTTTAGAGTTATCTATTTTGCCTTCAGGATTATCAGTAGTTTCACCACCAATATCTTCATAACCAGCACCATCTACTTTTTTCATAGGTTCGCCCTTAACTGAATTTTTAGTAGGAGCGTCCTGACCGTTGGCTTCACTTACCTCAGTTGCCAGTTCTTCTACTTTGTTTTCTATTTCGGACATTAATGTTTCTCCCTATTCGAATAGTTGTTGTGTAATATTTATAAATTACAGATTTTTTAAGAACTTGTTGAAAACTGCAGCCTTCTTTTCAGCTAGTTCAGTTCTCTTCGCCTTCACTAATTCTTTCCGTAATTCGTTAATTTCTACCTCTTTTATGATACCGTTATCCCATACCCACTCTTTACCTTCCATTACACCTTGTACGAAAGCATCTGGAGCAGATGGGTCAGCCACGATATCTGCGGCAGTTGCCAGGTAAAAATCACTTTTTACATAATTTGTTCCCGACCTATTGTCAAGAGACCCCATGCCTCTAGACGAAACTCCTAATTTAGCACCTTCATTAATTAGACTTTTTACGATTTTACCATATGGAGTATCTGTAATTTTAGCTTCACCCATAAAGTTTTTACCATCTGGATAAAGTTTTGTAATCATGTGTGATACTCTTTCCAGATTAACAGTTGGTCCATCTGGATGCCCTAATTCACCGAAGGCTCTCTTTTCATTTATGAATTTTTTAGTATATCTTGAAACTTCTCTTTGTAGAGTTTCCATAGGATATACTCTACCGTTTCTGTTCTTCATATCGGCTTGCATAAAAACACCTTTAATAAAATAATTCTTTTTATTATCGGAGGTGTCCTCTGTGACAAATTCGATATCTGTAATCTCTTCTCTTATTAGTTTCATTTTTGTTCTCTATTCCTATTTATATTATCTTAACTCCAATATGATAGAATAACTATCACCGTTAACAAAATTTTTAGTTGAAAACAATATATCTCCTGTTGGTGTTGTTGCATTGTTAGCAATTTGAATGGCAGGGGTTTGTAAATCGATTGTCCCACTGCCACCCAAAACTAAAGCTGTCGAATTTGTAGCACCGTCAAACACTATTTCTACTGCACCGTTTCCGCCAGTAGTGTTAATACTGTATATCACTCTTGCAATCGAAGTAGATGAGGAGGCGTGATTTAATTCACTTGCATCTACTTTCTTTACAAGACTTTCTCCAGTACCATCACTAAGGTTCGTAAATTTAATTACGGTCTTTGAGCCTGAAACGTCAGTAATAGTTTGACTAGTAACTGTATCAGCCATTACGGATTAGTTGCTTCGTTAGTATTAGTAAATCCAGAAATTTTATGAAATTCTGTAACTAGTGTAAAAGTTCCTGTTGCATTTACTACGTTGACATCACCACTAATTCCAGACCCTGCATTATTTGTAAGTGCAGGTTGTCCTGGCATGTAACCGTATGAGCCATTACCTGATAGAATAGTACATTGAACATTTGATGTAGCATCCCATTTAAGTTCTACTCCACCTGACGCACTTTCTATACTATAAAATATTTTTGCGATAGATACTCTTGGGTTACTATCTGCTCCTGATAATGCTGATGCGTCAAGTATCTTTACATTATCACCGTCTGTATTTGCTGCATTGTCACAAACAGTTTTAATAATTGTTTTAAAACTAGTGTCAACAAGCGTTTGGTTTGTAACTGCCATTTATGCCTCCTATATGACTTTCGTTATAAACTTTTCGATTTCATTAGGTTTAACTTTATGTTTTTTACCTAAGTCTGTCGTAGTCTTCTTTAAATTTTTTAAAACTTTAAAAGGTGACTTACTTAATTGAACCATAATATCATCAACAGCTTTCTTTAAAGCCGGTGACAATCTACGATAATCTGGAGAACGCTTATGTTCGTCTTTTTCAGTTATCGATTTCAACAGGTTCTTCAGCGTTTGTGTCATCTTTCTTTGTTTCTACTGGTTTAGATAATATAGTGCCTGCTATGTCTTTTCTTTTATCATCTAAAGCTTGACCTACTTTTGTACTTAATGCAGATTTAAATTTTGCTTCTGCATCTATTTGGTCGTCACTAACAATAGCATTAATCATATCTTTTACAATCTCACTCATTAGAATTCCTCCTCTTTTGCTGCTGGGTCTTTAATAATACCTTTACTAATCTCATCAGCAATTTTCTTTCTTTGTTCTCTAATATCTTTATCTGACATTCTTAAAATTTTTCTCATAACAAAATCCATAGAATAAACTTTACCTACCATCTGATTATTAAATAAATCAGTGGCCATTTGTAGTCTATCTTTTAACATTTCTGACTCTTTTATCTCAGCATAATATCCGTCTTGTACGAAATCATACTTAATAAATTCAGACATTTGAGTTTCCCAATCATCTGGTGTCACAATGTTTTTTAATATCAGTTGTGTTTTGAGTAAATCGTGAAATAAAATAACGAATTTTTTACGAAGTCTAGCAATATATTTTGTAAACTTCAATTCATCTCTAGTTATTTCAGTAGCTCTACCTAAACTAAATCCTGACTCTGCCTCGAGTCTAGAAACTGGTACGTTAAGAGAACGATATAATTTTTGTTGAAAGTATTTTATATCGTCTATCTCACCTAAATTCTGTCCACCTGCTAGTGTAGTGATTTCAGTTCCTCGACCACCTTCTCTTCTTGGTAGCCAAAAATCTTCGAGCATAGACATATATTGTCTATCATCTCTTATCTCACCTGTACTTGCATCGTAAACAAGTTTATTTCTATATCTGTTCATTACATCTTTGAGATATTGTTCTGCTTTAATTTTAGGCAGATTACCTACATCAATGTAAAAAATTCTTCTTTCAGGTGCTCTAGATATTCTGTATATAACAACACTATCTTCAATCATTCTTAATTGATTAACAGGTTTGATTGCCTTATGTAAATAAGACATAACAAGATTTTTTTGTTGGTCAATTAAACCTGACGGACAGAACGCTATTGAGTCTGGCGATATTTTCATACCACCCTCAGAAGCAGAACCTCCAACACCTTTCTCATTGTAAATAAAATAATCTTTATACATCATC